AAGTTCGCTTGGCATATGCGCGGTCCAGTGTTTTATACTTCTGGGGTTAGTCAGAAGGACATTGGTCTGTATGTCCAATCCGCGCTTGAGGATTTTGGCCCAAAGGCGATGATAATAGAGAATGATTTTTCACGATTTGAGTCCACGATCGGTGTTGATTTGTTGCGTAAGGAATTTAGGGGTTATGTGAAGTGGTTTGGTATGTCGAAGCGGCAGGTCCGCATATTTCGGCACCAACTGTCGCAGAAGATCCGCACACGTTGCGGAATAACCGGCTTTCGTCGCGGGGGCCGAGCTTCAGGGGTTGGCAACACTTCATGTGGTAACTCTCTTATAAATGTTTTCTTGCACCTCGCGATTCTTCGGCCACATCTGGACTTTTCTCGGCCCCTTCGCGATCAGTTCCGGATGATGATATTGGGCGATGACAATTTTTTGGTTGTTAATCAGCGTATTGCGAACGCTATGAATCCAGATGTCGCCATCCAGACCCTCCGTCAAATTGGAATGGAACCTGAAATAAAGGTCTGGACACCTTACGAACTTTCTCAGGCAGAATATTGTTCCGGGTGGATGGGCGAGGACCTAGATGGGGAATTGAGTTGGTTTCCGAAGGCGGGACGATTATTGGTCAAAGGCTACCAAATGGATAACCGCCTCCGTAATCCCTATGGCGTGTTTCGGGGACAGCTGATTGGGATGATGTCAGGCGCACTGGATCCTTTGAATCGGGTGTTGTGTGAGACGTTGTCCGCACGTTTCCACAATCATGCGGCTGTACCGTATGCTTACTCTGACATTCGGCCGTACGCTGCCACTGCGTCATATGCAGCGATTTCTCGTCGCTACGCTCTTACCCAACGCGAAGTGATACAGTGCGAAGATTATTTAAGGATGGCTTGTATCTCTTGGCCAGTCAATCTTGAAACTTCGACCTCACTTGCGTTGGAGATTGTTGTTGCCGTTGATTGTCCTTTGAAAATTGAGAAGAGTCGTACTGTGATGCCTGATCCTATTGAAAGGGCACCGGTTACACTGGAGTTGACCCGTTTTCATCTTACCCCGGAACTCCAACCGTTGGAGGATTTGGGGGCTCCAGGTACCTGTTTGGTACGAAAAGAGCTGGGTTTGATTTATGCCGGGCACGGCCGATTCGTTGACG